GTCGAGCTACATCGCCACCGAGCAGACCAGCGAGCGCCCGAGTCCGACGGCGAAGGGCTGGCAACTCCTGGCGCAGCGCGGTGCAGGTGGCGGCGGCGGGTCCGGTTCGCTGGTCGACCTGACCGGGCCGGGCACGCCGGGGCAACTCCTGATCAGCACGGGCGCGGGCTTCGTCCCGGCCAACCTCACCGCAGGCGCGGGCATCATCATCACCGAGGGGCCGGGGTCGATTGCGATTGAATCGACCGGAGGCGGCGGGGGCGGGTCTGGAACGGTCACGCGCGTGGCCCTCACGACTGACGCGAACCTCACCGCTACGGGCAGTCCGATCACGACCAGCGGCACCTTCTCGCTGTCCCTGAATAACACGACCGTGACGCCCGCGACCTACGGCGCGGCGGGAACAGTCGTGACCTTCGCCGTCGATGCCAAGGGCCGGATCACGGGCGCGACGAGTGTCCCGATCTCGATCACCTCCGGCCAGATCAGCGACGGCGTGGTGCGTTCGCTCTGGGGGCAGCAAGGCGTCATCGCGTCGGTCAGCTATGCCGCGTTCGACACCACGTCGAGCATCACGCCCAGCACGGGTCAGCTGACTTGGGACGGCACCGAAGGCGCGGTTGAGTCTGGCTTGATCGGGTCAAACGTGCAGGCGCTGCTCGGCATCGACTCGCACATTCGCGTACTGAATCCGACCGGCACCGCGATGACGAAGGGTCAGGCCGTGGTCGCCGATGGGTCAAGTGGTACGCGCTTGTCTGTCACTTTCGCGCTCGGCAATACCGACGCCAATACAGCCGAAACGCTCGGCGTCTGCGCGGAGGGGATCGCGAACAATCAGCAAGGATACCTCCTCACGAAAGGACTCCTGCGCGGAGTCGACACGAACGCATTCAACGAGGGCGACGTTTTGTGGGTTTCGTCGGTGACTCGCGGTGCGCTGACCAACGTGCGCCCGACTGCGCCGAATCACGCGGTGCGAATCGGGTACTGCATTAAGAAAGCGGGCGCGGCCGATGGTATCGTATACGTTGACCCGTTGAACGGATTCGAACTGACCGAGCTGCACGACGTGTTCACCGCGTCCGTGACCGGGAATGACTCGCTGTTCTACGACCACGCCGACCAGCGCTGGGAGAACCGCGCACCGTCAGCCGCACGCACGGCGCTCGGACTCGGCACGGCGGCGACGCGCAACATTTCAGAAGGGACCGCCGCGCCGTCGGGCGGTTCTGATGGCGACATCTACCTCCAATACACCTAGCCATGGCTGACAACGTAGGATACACCCCAGGATCAGGCGCAACCGTCGCAGCGGACGAGATCAGCGGCGTCCTGCACCAACGCGTAAAGATCAGCGTCGGCGCGGACGGTTCTGCCGTTGACGCCTCCTCCGCGAATCCACTCCCCGTCGATGTAAACGGCGAGATGATCGAAGCCATCGAGGCGCTGCGCATGGCGATCAACTCACTCACGCGCACGGTGGGGCTGACCTCGCCTGACCTTGCGGGCCGTCTGCGCGTGCTCGCAGAGAATCCGACCGCCGCGAATCTCAACATGACGGCATCGCTCGCCGGTGGTCAGACGCTCGCCACGCTGACGAACCAAACCCAGATCGGCGGATTCAACGCGAACGATAAAATTCCCTCCATCGTCAACATCAACGCCGCTTCGCTGCGCCGGAACATTTCGACCTCTTAACCACTACTCGCCATGCCCACGACCAACGGAAACCGGAAGCTGCTCGACCTCAAAGCGTGGAATTTCTGCACGCCTTCGCCGAGCGCGACCGTCGCCGGTTCGCTCATCATTTCGTCGCGCCATTTTCGGCAGCAGCAACTGCTCGTTACCTCCACGACCGTGGCGAATCTCTACAACCCGAGCGAGGACGGCTGGGTACAGGTTCCGTCGCCCGCGCTCGCGGGTACGTTCGCCGCTGGTGCTGCGGGCACGGCTGGCGCGTTCTCGACCGGCACGACCGTCGGCGCGTCCTCGCTGACCGCGACGGCAGGCACTACGCTTTCAATCACGACCAATCAGACGCTCGCCCGCGACCTGCGCGGCTACTCGGTGTACTTTGTCGGCGGGACAAACGCGGGCAAGTTGAAGACCATCGCGTCGAACACCATCGGCACGAACGCGGTCATCACGTTTGACTCTGCCGAAGCGGCGGCGTTCGACGCTACCTCCCAGTATCGCATCAAGGCTCCGGTGTTTTTTCTGGTCGGATCCGGCACGCTCGCGGCGGGTTCGTTCCGCAAGTACGATTTTGCAACGAACACTTGGACGACGCTAGCCATCACCGGACTGCCCGCGACAATCGCGACGGATGGGCGCATGGTGGGTACGCCCGCGTGGATCGACACGGGCTTCAAGTCATTCGCCACCGGAACGGCCACGGCTGGCGGCGCCACGACGTTGACGAACTCGGCGAAGAACTGGGCAACCAACCAATGGGCCAACTCGTGCCAAGTGCGCATCACGGGCGGCACGGGCGCGGGACAGATCCGCATCATCTCATCGAATACGGCAACGGCGTTGACCGTCTCGGCGGCGTGGACGACCAACCCCGACGCAACCTCGACGTACAGCATCGAGGGCAACGACGACTACCTGTATTACATGGGGAACAACGCGGTGACGCTGTACCGTTACAGCATCGCAGGCAACACGTGGACGACGCTCTCGCCCGGCGTGGCTCGCGCTGGCGCTCCGGGCGCTGGCATGGGCGGCTCTTGGATTCATAGTGTACCCGCCGCAGACTGGAACGTCGAGAACACCATCCTGAACGGGCGCTACATCTACGCGTTCCGTGGCGGCGCGTCCGCTGCGCTGGACCGCTACGACATCGCGGCGAACTCTTGGGCCGCTCTGACCTATGCGCCCGCGACTGAGACGTTCACGACGGGAACCAAGTACTCGTACAACAAAGATCGGATTTACCTGACCAAGGAAGCGACGGGCCGCTGGTTCTGTTTCGACATTGCGGAACAAGCGATGCACGGCTGGACGACTGTGTTTTACACGCAGGGCGCGGCAATCGTCGGCGATACCGCGTTTGATGTGACGTACAAGGACGGCGCGACGGAGATTGAATACATCTACTTCGTCATGAACACCTCGACCATTCTTTACCGCCAGATGGTAATTTGACCATGAACCTCCCCGACCTCATTGCGCTGCTCAAAAAGCGCCTAGTCTATCTTAGCTCGCTCCGCTCCTCTGCGGCTGCGCTGGGCGACCTCGCGCAAATCGAGCGCATTGACGCCGACATTGCGGAGACCCAGGCGACTCTGAATCAGATCCAGACCTTGAACGGCTGACGCTATGTCGCTGCTGACGCTGCTAACTCAGCAGGGCGCAGCGCCGCCGCCGTCCATCAAGGTCTGGCTTAAGGTGTCCGGCGTCTGGAAGGAATGCACCGTACATCTCAAGGTGTCCGGCGTGTGGAAGGTCGCGACCACGAAGCTCAACGTCGGCGGCACGTGGAAATGATCCGAGGCATCCTGCACTATCTGTGGCACTGCGTTATTCTGGGCTGCCGTAAACCGATCTACTGGGTACGGTGCTCCGGTGGATGGCGGCGCGTGTCGTGCCTGCGTAAACGTCGCTGAGTTTTTAGGTTCGGGCTTGCGATGGGGCGGAGAGCGCTGCAGCGTGTGCGTAGTGTGGTGCTCTCTGAGCATCGGCCCGGTTGAGTGCGTCAACACTCGCCGGGCTTTCCTTTTGTGCCGTCGCGGCGGCTTTGACAGTTCGGGCCCGTCCATGCTGAAGCTGATTACTCGCGTAGCAGGATGGTTTCTCCCGTACCCGCAGGGCTGGGTGCAAGTCTGGGTTGGCCGTCGCGGTCGTGGGCCGCGCGCGGACATGATATATCGCGGCATTGAGGTAGACGGCGAGCGGTACTTGTTCACCGTCGAAGCGGTCGAACACGCACGGGAGCGGGCCGCGAAGCTCTGGCATTCGTGAACCTGCATTTTCTGTCCGGGATTCCCCGGTCCGGTTCGACCGTGCTCGCGGCGGTTCTGAACCAACACCCGCAGCTGCACGTGTCCACGACGAGCGGGCTAGTCTTCGCGCTCGATGGACTGGCCAATACGTGGCACAGCACGCCGCTGCTGCTTAAGAATGACCCAGACCGCGCCCGCCTCGCTGCGGCCATGCGTGGCCTGATTAGCGGGTACTACGGCGAGCAGGCCAAGCCTGCCGTGCTCGACAAGTCGCGGGGCTGGCCTGTGCCGGTCATCATGTCCGCGATGCGCCAGGTTCTCGGTCGGCGTCCGCGCATCGTGGCAACGGTCAGATCAATCCCGGACTGCATGGCGTCATTCGTCCGCATCGCAAAGCCGGACAACCTCGACGAGTGGATGGACCGGGGCGAACTGGCAACGCATCTCAAAGCGGCGTATCAGTCATTGCGGGCCGGATACGAGCACGACCGGGAAAGCTTTCTGATCGTGGAGTACGACGACCTCATGGCAGACCCACGCGGTCAACTCTCGCGCGTGCATGAGTTCCTCGGCCTCGACCCGTTCACGCACGATCTGGACCGGATCGACGGCGAGCCATTCAAGGAAGACGACGAGGGAATACACGGTTATGCCGGACTGCACAACGTGCGGCCGAAGTTGGCCCGCGCTGCCACGCCGGATCCGCGCGAGGTGCTGCGGCACCACTACGCGCGATTCTGTCAGCCCGAGTTCTGGCTTGATCAGCCGCGAACCAAGCCGGAACCGGATCTCCTCGACCTGCAACTCGCCGCCGCAAAAATGGGCGATCTGGACGAGGGCGAGCGGATCGCAGACGAACTGGCAAGGACGAGGCCGGACGATTCACGCGCGGCATTCAATCGCGGATTCTACGAGTTGCGGCGCGGCAATCTTCTGGATGGTCACCGCCTGCTCTACCGTGGGCGGCGCGTCGGTGTCTTCGGTGATCCTGCTCCGCGCACGACTGCGCCGATGTGGGATGGTGAATCGCTAGGAACTGTTCTGCTTAGGCTGGAGGGCGGGCTAGGCGATCAGATCAATCAGATGCGGCACGTGCGCGACCTGCGCGAGCGTTATTGCGACGTGGCAATTTCGTGCTCGCCTGAGCTGTTCTCGCTCGTGGGCGATCTCCTCGTTTCCGGCGTGGTCGCGTCCGGTCATGAGCAGGCAATCCCGCACGACTACTGGATTCCGGCCATGTCCGCGCCGCTCTTTCTGCGGCAGCACTACGCCGACGTGAGCGGGCGTCCTTTTCTCATGCGGAAGGGCGAGCCGAGCGGACGGCTCACGATTGGTCTGCGCTGGTCGGGCAACAAGCAGTTTGAACACGAGCATCACAAGCTATTCCCGCCCGGGCCATTCTTTGACGCGGTGAAACGGGACGGCGTGCGTTTCGTTTCGCTGCAACGTGACGCCGACCTCGAGCATAAGCCGGACTGGGTGGAAACGGTGCCGCTCACGACTTGGGCCGACACGCGCCGCGCTGTGTCCGCGTGCGATCTGGTCGTTTCGTCCTGCACCAGCGTGTCCCACCTCGCCGCCGCTATGGGTATTCCTACGGCCATCGTGATTCCGGCCATGCCGTATTATCTCTATGCACTGCCGGGAGATCGCACGCCGTATTACCGAAGCGTCAGGCTCTTGCGGCAACGGGCATTCGGTGACTGGTCCGAACCGATGCAGAATCTGCAACAGTTGGTGTCAGAATTTGAACGCGGCGCGCAATTGTAAGCGCGCGTGAAACTACTCCTGGCAACACTCTTGACGTCCTCGCTGTTCCTTGCGGGGTGCCTAGCGCCCGCTGGGTCGGCTGGCAAGGTGACGTTCTGGAATCCGACGACGTGGTTCTCCGGGTCAGCGGGACGCGATGCCGGACGGGCCGACGCTAAACAGGAGCAGGCTGAACGGGCTGTGATAAAAGCAGCGCAGAAGACAGCGCATGAGACCGCCGTTGCCCTCGCCAGCGCGCCGCAGTCCCGGCCAGTCGAAGTCGCGCGCGAGTCCGCCGGCGTCACGGTTGGCCTCCTCGATCAAGCAGCGGGACCGCTCACGGCAGAGGAGACCGCCCGCGTGCGCGACCAGATCGGGAAGCTACTGAGCGAGACGGCATCGCTCCGCGCCGAGGGTGAACGGCTCCGGGCCGAGAACCGCGAGACGGTCGCGACACTCTCGGACAAGCTTGCCAAGGCCGAGGCCGGGAAGGAAGCAGCCACGCGCGATCTGCAAGCGGCATTCGTGCGCGAAAACGAACTGGCGAACTCGCTGCGGAACCAGCGTTTCATCCTCTGGGCCGTGGCGATCCTGGCGGCGCTGGGCTATGCGGGTCTGTGGTATCTGCGCATCGTCTACGGCGGGATGCCCAACGCAATCGGGCGCGGGCTGGCCGAGCTACGCGCGAGGAATCCCGGCGCGGCCGAAGCGGCAACAGCGATCTTTGACTCTCACCTAAACCGATCTGAACAACAGCGCATCGCGCGCCACTCGTAGTCATGGAAGAACACGCCGCAAACGCCAAACTGCTCCTAGCCAATCTGGTCCCGTGGCTCGGCACCATCTTGAGCCTACAGGACATCCACGTCCTCGTCGCGATCTGCTCCGGTCTGGCGTCGATGGGACTGTCCGTTGTCTCCATTTTCTGGGTACTCAAGAAACACCGCGACCACGACAAAAACCGCTAGTTTGACGCTAGCCGCAATTGTATGGTTGCAACTGTCCCGCACTATTACGCGCGCGGAATCGCTGGTCAGATCGACACGGGGGCCTCCGTGATCCGCGACGTTGCGGTCGTGACTGAGGGCGTCGCGCTCGGTCATGGCGTGAGCATCGACGCGATCACGCTGCAACAGGTCAAGGCGCAGGCTGAGACGTACAGCGGCGGACTCAAGGTCAAGATGGACCACGGCGGGGGCGCTGCGGACATCGTGGGATTTCTCACGAACTTCCGCATCGCGCGGCCCAAGCTGATCGCGGATTTCCACGTCCTGTCCTCGACGCCGCACCGCGACTACATTTTCGAAATTGCTTCGAAGATCCCCGACACGTTCGGGATGTCCATTGCCTTCTCTGGCCCGACCGAAATCGGCCCGGACAATAAAACCGTGTTTCAGCGGTGCAGCGAAATCTACAGCTGCGACCTCGTAAGCGAACCCGCCGCGAATGCATCCGGCCTGTTCGCGGCCGCTCAACTTTCGGAGGGCGAGGACGCTCCCGAGATTACCATCAACCTACCCATGAACGACGAAACGAAGAAAGCCATCGCTGGAATGATCGAATCCGCGATGATGGGTCTCGGTGAGCGCCTCTCCAAGTTGGAGGCGTCCTTCCCGAAGACCGAAGAGAAAGACGCGGCCATGTCCGCTCGAAACAACGAGGTGAAGCTCGCGGCTGAAACCGCCGCGCTCGCCGCCGTCAAGGAGTTCACCAAGTCCTTTGGTGCTGCTCCGGTCAAGGCGTCCGCTCCTGCGGAAGCCGTCGCTGCTCCCGCCGCCGCCGCTCCGAAGAAGTTCGAGGAGTTGGTCACGGCCAAGGCTGCGGAACTCAAGGGTGATAAGGGCGCGGCCATCGCGTTCTGCATCGCCAACAACCAGCCCGAGTACGTCGCGTATCGCGCGCGCGTGCAGTCGGGTGAGATCATCAAACTCTAACACTACACTAAATGAGCACTCAATACTTCGGCGCGGGGACGTTCCTCGCTAATGAGGTGATCACGGCCTTCCGGCTGGTGAGCATCTCCAGCAATGGCGGTGTCGGCCTGTCCGCTACGGCGGGCGTGGTTGACGGCGTTGCTCAGATCGACGCGGCCTCGGGCGGCTACGTCTCGGTCAAGTTCATCCACGACGGCGGTACCCAGAAGGGCACGCTGCTCGCTGGTCCCATTACGATCGGGAACACTCTTTACGCCGGCGCCTCAGGCCAATTGAGCCTGGCAGGGACGGTGACGGTCGGCCGCTCGCTCACCACGACCGCTTCGAGCGGCGCGGTCATCGAGTTCGTTGCCGAGAACCTCTAAGAAATAACCTACCATGTACACGAATTCTGCTGCCATTTTCCGTGGTGACATCGCGGGCGTGCTTGAGCAGGCGAAGGACTGGGAGTCCTCGCTCATCGGCACGCGCGTTCTGCCCATCCTTCCCGTCGCAACCCGCGCCGGTCAGTATCCTGTCTTCCAGCTTGCGAGCGGTCAGCTGCTCAAGAGCGGTGACGTCAAGCCGCGCGCTGCCTACTCGCAGTTCCCGCGTGGAACTCGCGCGTTCACGCAAGACACCTACCTGTGCCAGGAGATCGGATACGAAGAGGCCGTTGACGACACGGTCCAAGCGGACATCTCGCGCTTCTTCAACGCCGAGGTGCTCGCCGCGAAGCTGTGCCAGCGCAAGCTGCTCCTCGCGCACGAACTCCGCGTGGCTTCGACGATCTTCAACAACTCCACCTTCACCGCCACGAACTCGTCCGTCGCTTACACGACGGCGAACCTCGCGACGATGAACGTTGCGCTCGACGTTGAACTCGCCATTGACCGCTTGCTCGGTCTCGGCGAGTCCCGCGACAATCTGCGGGTCGTCATGAGCAATCAGGTGTGGTTGCGCATCAAGGCTTCGACGCTCTTCCAGAACCGCCTGCGCGGCGCTGGCATCAGCAACGATACGTTCCTCAACTCGTCCGAGCAGGCCGCTGCCGATGTGTTCGGCGTGCGCGAGGTCATCATCGGCCGCGCCAGCTACGACACCGCTCCCGAGGGCGTTGCCTACTCCGGCGCTCAGGTGTGGAACAACACCTTCATCTGGGTCGGCTCGGTCAGCGAGTCCGGCGGCGGCTACTTCGGCGGCGGCGCTGGCTTCACGCTGGCCTGGTCGGAGTACGGCCCGGTCACGGGTGTCTTCACCTACCGCGACGAAGCGATCAAGTCCAACATCCTGCGCGCGTCGCACGCGGTGACGGAAAAGGTCGTGAATGCGAATGCGGGTCAGCTGATCACCACGCAGTACGCTTAAGACTGTCTGGGGTTGTTTGTGTTGCCCTCGTCACCGTTGCAGGTGGCGGGGGCTTTCTCTTTTTTGACGGTTCGGCACCGTCCATGCGCATTTCACTCTGTGTCATCGCTGGCAACGAAGAGCACCACATCGGGCGTATGCTGGACTCGTTCGCCCCGTGCTTCGACGAACTGTCCCTCGTTCGTGCCATCGGCTCAAAGAAGGCCGACCGCACGCTGTCCATCGCCCGCGACTGGTGCGAGCAGCACCGGAAAGACTTCATCTTCCGCGAGCACGTCAACCAAGTCGGGACCGAAGCGTGGGATCACGTCGATTCATTCGGCGCAGCCCGTAACGAGGCATTCCGGCAGGCGTCGGGGGAGTGGCTGATCTGGTGCGACTGCGACGACGTGATGCAGTCCGGCGAAGTCCTGCGCCCGGCGCTCGAAACTGTTACGGACGACGTGACGATGGTGCGGTTTCAATACGACGTGCGCGGAACCGGAAAAAAGTTGTACCGCGAGCGCGCGATCCGTCGCGAGAAGTTCCACGCTGGCCGGGTCTGGCATCACGACGTGCATGAAAACCTCCTGATGCTTCCCGGCGACCGTCACCTTGATCTGGCCGATCCGGTCTGGCTCCACGCGCCGCTGGAAGTGAAGCGGGAGAATCGCGCGCGGAATCTCCGCATCCTGAAGAACTCAGTCCGCGAGACGGCATCGCAGTATTACTACATTCACCAAGAGCATTACTGCGCAGGCAATCACGGGCCTGCGGTTGAGTTCGGCAAGGTTGCGTTGTCCATGCCGAACCTGAACGAGTCGTTTCGGTACGAGGCGCATCTAAACATCGCCCGGGTCTGCGGCGACCACCGCGAGGCTGTGCGGAACTGTCTGGAGGCGCACGGCGTGTTCCCGTGGTGCCGAGAGGCCCTCGCCGCGCTGGTGCTGCTCTATTTCGAGAAGCGCGACACGATGCGGGCGCACTACTGGGCCGAACGAATGATGGAGCGCCAGGAGCCGCCGCACGAATCGCGACCGTGGACGCATGAGCGGAAGTGGTACGGCTGGGCCGGTCTTGATCTGGCCGCACGTGCAGCGCGCTACGCAGGCAGCGCAGACCGGGCCGAGATGTTCCAGCGTGCATTTCACGCTGGGCAGAAACCGAAGATCAGTTTGATCCACGCCACGCGCGGACGGTCCAGCAAGGCCGTAGGCTGTCGCGATGCGTGGCTGAACGCCGCGAGCAATCCGTCGCAGGTCGAGCACATCTTTGCCGTGGATGCCGACGACGCGGCCTCGGTCGAGATGTCGAAGCAGTTCGTTTCCGTGGCCAGCGACGGCCAGTCCTGCGTTGCCGCGTGGAATCTGGGCGCGCGCAAGGCAACCGGGGATCTGCTGATTCAACTCAGCGACGACTGGTTGCCGCCGCTCGGCTGGGACGAGAAGTTGCTTGCGCTGGTCGAAGGCAAAGACCTCGCGGCTGAACAGGTCGTGATCGCGGTGAACGACGGTCACCGGAAAGACGATCTCCTGTGCATGGCTATCCTGTCCCGCGCGCGCTGGGTGGCGCAGGGCGATATGTTCCACGCCGGATACGAATCCGTCTTCAGCGACAACGAGTTTACGGTGCGCGCATTCCGTGACGGCGTGGTCATCGACGCGCGGGACAAGCTGACCTTTGTCCACAATCACCCGCACTTCAAAAACGGCGAGTTGGACGAGACGTACCGGCACAACAACCGCAGCGACCGATACGAACGCGGACAGAAGCTTTTCAAAGAGCGTAACCCATGAATGGATACACCAACCATCCCGAGACCGGCGCACTCATGTCCGTAGACCGGACAGTGCGGGCCGTCTATGATCACGCTTACGTTGCGCGGTACGAGGCCTACCCAGAGTCCTGGCTTTCGATGGTGCGCGCAGACCAGGTCAACCATTACTTCCCCGAACTGCGCTGGACGAAGAGCGCAGTCATGGACGTTGGCTTCGGAACTGGCGCGTTCCTGCGCGAACTGAACGCGCGTAGATGGTGGCTCAAGCTGCACGGCTACGATGTCTCACCGTATCCAGCGCCTGAATGCGTCACGGTCACGCCGGACTGGATCGACCGGGAGTGGGACTTGATCACGTTCTTTGACTCGCTCGAGCATTTCGCGGATCTGAGTTGGCTTGCCGACCTCAAGGCGAAACGGGCCATCGTGTCGGTGCCGTGGTACCATCCCGAGCAGGGACCGGACTGGTTCGACAAGTGGAAGCACCGCCGACCCGGTGAGCATTTATGGCACTTCACGCCAGAAACGCTCTGCAACACCATGCGCGCGGCCGGTCTATCGCCGGTCTACGTTGGCTCACCTGAGGATGTGGTGCGCGTGGGCAACGATGCGCTGCCCAACATCCTGACAGTCTGCTTCCGCCGATGATCATCCTGAAGTACCATCAGCGGTTAGGCGACGTGATGCGCTGTCTACCGATTGCGCGGCACTACGCAGCGCAGTCGCGCGAGGTCTACGTCGAGTGCCTCCCGCATTACCACAGCCTATTCCGGGCCGTGACCTACGCGCGCCCGTGCCTGCCGGGATCGTATGGGCATATCCCGCGCATCGACCTTGAGATCTGGCCTGATCGGTACGGGGATTACAGGGTCAGTAAAAAGACGTGGGAGGACTTCGTGTACTCGCCGTGGCCCGGACTGGACCGGCGCATTGTGTTCGACGCACTCGACCCCGCGCCGTCGCTGGAAGAGTACGGCATGGCACCGAACACGTCGTTAGTTGCGCCGTTCGGGTATTCGCAGGTCATCAAGCCTGCGCCCGCCTTCGTCTGCCAGAAGGCTTTTGACTTGTTCGGGGCGCCGCTGCGCATCCTGGCCGAACCAAGACAGGCCGAGACGGCGGTTGACGCGGGTTGGTCCGAATCGCTGTTCGTCTCGGCTCGGTCCATCCCTGACATGATCCGGCTAGTCCGTGACGCGGCAAATCTGCTGACGGTAAATTCCGCACCGGCTATCGCAGCGGTGGCGGTGCGGGACGGGTTCAGCCTGATCCGGTCTGGCAACGCGCAGGATGACGTGCAGAGCGACAAGGCGCGGCTTGTGACACTGGGGGCATAGGTATGACCGTGCGCGACTTCGACCCCGCTCTGCTTGAGGCAGACTTCTCGGCCATTCAGGATCAGGCCGGGATTACCTTTTCCATTTTCGGCGTGAGCGTGACCGGCATTTGGAACAACTCGCGCAATATGTTTCAGTCCTTCGAAGAGCAGCGCCGGGACGAGGGGCGCTATACTGTGTTTTTCCTCGCGAGTCAGGTCGTGACCGCGCCGCAGCTGACCCAGACTGTCACGCGCGCCGGAGTAACCTACTTCATCGAGGCGCTGGAGTTCGACGCCGAGGGGTCCGGCGTGCAGATGGAGGTCAAGCGGGCCATCTAGCCATGATCGGAATCGAGGTCAGAACCAAGAAGCTGGAGGATGCGCTGCTCCGCCTGTCGCAGGCTGGCAACGTGCAGTTCGGCCAAGTGATCAAGCAGGAAGGGAAGTACATTCTTCAGACCGTCATCGCCTTCACGCCGCCGCCCGACCGCAGGCTTGGCCGGTCCGCCGTCGAGGCTGACCTAAAGCGCCTTTCGAATCCGCTCTCGTACGAGTATTTCAAGACCCGCGAGACGACGGGCGGATTCTATCGATCAATCTCGCGTTACGTTCGCCGCCGCGACACGGCCAAGCTGCAACGGCTGTTCAACCTCCCGCGGCTTTCTGGGTTCTACGGGCTGCGCGTGATCACTTCGATTGCGGAGATGTCGGCGCTGCACCGCCGGAATCAGACTGCAAAGGGGCGGATCAACTCGGCGCTGCCGTTCGCCAGCTATGCAGCAGATTTCAAGAAGTACCGCGCCGACGTTCAGGCCCGCGTCGGCTGGACCATCAACGGATGGATTGAGGCCGCGAAAGTCTGCGGCGCGAAATTCCCGAAGTGGACGCAAAGGCTTAAGCCGATCCGCTATGCCAAGACCGGACAGTCCGGGAATGTGCGTTACAGGTTCGGACGGAACCCGTTCATCACGGCGGTGAACCACAACGTCAAAATTCCGAACTACCAGAACAAGGTCCGCGATGCGCTGCAAAGTCGGATCACGATTACGCGGCGCAAGCTGGAGCGAGTCCTCGCAGGCAAAGCCGTCAACCTCGGTTTCGTTCGCGTCAAAGGTGGCCAACCCGTTTCCGAATGAGCACACGCACCCTAATCCGCAACGCCATCGGCGCACGCCTGACCGCCGGCGGGGCAGTCGTGCCCACGGCTAATCTGCTCAGGGGACGCAACAACACGCTTGCGTCGCTGTCATTCCCAGCCGCTGCCGTCTATGCCGTCGAGGAACAGATCGAGGTGCGCAGTCTGGCACCGACCGACCGCGTCCAATATCGGCAGCTAGCGGTAAACGTGGACTACTTCACCGCGCAGACGGGCGTGACGTTCGTGGATGACCTGTTCGACACGGGGTCAGCTGCCGTTGAGGCCGCAGTCTTGGCCGATGTTACCCTAGGCGGGGTCTGTCGTGATCTGCATTTGTCATCCGTCCAATATGTAATCGAGGACGACGAGAACGTGCGCTGGGGCGTCGCCCGCCACACTTTCAACTGCATCTACCTAACTACCGACTAAAATGGCTAACCATCTCGGCCGCGAAGGCCACGTTCGCATCTCCTCGACCACGGTCGGGGAACTCCGCAACTACTCCCTCACGAACACGTCCGACACCGTCGAGGATACAACCATCACGGACACTTTCCGCACGCGCAAGGCTACCCTGCGCAGTTGGAGCGTGTCCGGGGATGTCTACTGGGACGAGGTCGACGCCGGTCAGATCGCCCTCACCGTGGGCGCGACTGTCACGGTCAGCCTGTACCCTGAGGGGGCTGCGGCTGGCGCGAACTACTACAACGGTAGCGGCATCGTGACTAAATTCGACATCTCGGCCGCGTTCGACGGGATGGTCGAGGGCAGCATTTCCATCGAGGGCAACGGCGCTCTGGCCAGCCTCACGGTCTAATGAGTTCCGCAATCGATCTCGTCCGCGAACACTTCGCGTCCCTCGGCATTCGGGCGATTCACGTCCCGGAATGGAAGCTCACGATCCACGCCGCGCCGGTCACGCTGACCGAGAAGAATCGGCTGTATCGGAAGTCCAAGGACAACGACATGGAGTTGCTGGTCGATGTCCTGATCCTGAAGGCGACCGACGAAAAGGGCGAAAAGCTGTTCCGGCCCGAGGACAAGATTGTGCTGCTGAACGGCGCATCGTCCAACGTCGTCGCGCGGGCGGCTAACGCCATCTTGGCCGAGTCTGCGCCGAGCGCCGACGACTTAAAAAACTGATCCACGGCGGAGAGGGTGCCGACCTCCTCGCCGTGTACGGTCTCGCGGAGAAACTCGGCAAATTCGCGCACGAGGTCATGGCCATGCCGGAGCAGGAATTGCGCGGCTGGCTAGCGTACTACGACCACCAGCGGCGAGCAGCACAAAATCATGGCTGAAGCATCATTCACGATCCGGGCGGTCGACTCCACGCGGCAGGCGTTCCTGAACGTGCAGAACAGCCTGTCGCAGCTCAAGCAGTCCAGCGCTACTGCGGCCGCGTTCATGAAGCGCGTGTTCGATCCGAAGGCGCTCGGCACGGGCTTGGCTGCGGCATTCGGGATTTCGCTGGTCGGTGCAATCGACGCGGCGGTTGAAGCGTTGGCGAAGTTCGCGTCCAAGATGGACGACATTAAGCGCTCCGCGATTGAGACGGCGCAGGAGGTCCGACGCATTCAGGCGCAGGGCGCTTTTGAGGCGATGGACCCCGAGCAGAAGTTGGCCCAGATCGGACGCGACCGCCGCAAGATGGAGGCAGAGATCTTCGCGCTGCGGCAAAAGACTGCGGTGATTGCGACCGAGCGGGACACCATTGACCGCACCGGCCGGGTCCGTCGCGAGTTCACGCAGACCATCCAAGGCACGCGCGAGGAAGCCGCTGAACTTCGCAGGCTGGAGGTTGAGTACGCCAACCTCGTCGTGCGTGAGGAAGAACTGCGCCGCAGCAGGCTGGAAACCCGCACGCAACAGGCCGACGCCGCGACCGCTGCGGTCATCGACGCCCAGCGCGAGGCCAACGCCCGCGCCGAGGCAGAGCGTGCAGGAGTGGAGGCGATCAGGCAGGCCAACCGCGACGCGGCCAGCGCCATCCTGGACCGCATCGATCCGATGCGCGAATACCAGCGCAGGCTGGACGAAGTGAACCGGCTTGAGCGGGAGGGCGCGCTCCTGATGCCGCAGGCCGAAGCCGCTCGACGGCAGATCATGGCCGAGCGTGACGACGCGATCACCCGCGAGAT